TTTTGCTCCTTTTGCCACCATTGGAGCAGGTGCGAATTTTCTTTTTGGTAAGCTTTCAGCGATATCAGTGCTCATTTGAATAACAATTACTTTCTAACTTTATATTTATTTATAAATTGAATTCCATAAGTACTGCCAGGTACCATAGATTCAACGTATTTACGATGAGCGTCAGTTCCTACAAGTCTCTGATCTGATGGAACACCAGATGGAGTTGTAGCATTTACGATTGCCTCTCTTAAATCTTTAACCCAAGATTTAAACATAATATTATTTTCTGCAACACATATTAAATGATTTGCACCACGACGAATGATACGACCAATAAGACCTGTATTTAAATTTTCAACCCTATCACCAATATTAAAAATTTCTTTTTTAATGTAAGATTCTCTTAAATTTTCTGTATCATATTTTGGTGCTATCTCCCAAATGTTCCAAAACTCTTTCATATCCTTAACATTCATTGTTTGTCTCACAGTATCAAACAATGTCATTGCCATTTTACGGGGAGTTCCCTCTGGCAATCCAGCACGAAAAGTTTTAAAGTCTCCTTCCGCTGCTGCCAATCTCATTCTTGAAGATGATAAACCTTCCATACCTTCTGCATCAGGATCACGATCACCTGATGATACAACTTCCATATTATCAAATTGATAAAGTTGTCCGTTATAATTTTGCGATAACTTATCAAACTCTTTTACACGATCTTGACCTGCAATAATTCTTACATTCGCATATCCATCATTATGTGCTTTCTTCAGAACATCAAAGATTGTACGATTTGCTCCGTCATTTACAATCCTTTCACTATGTTGTGGGAACATTTGTCTCATTATTGATACTTTAGTATCAGGATCTAATGGATTTTTCTTTGGATCTTGTGATCTTGATGGAACAATTATATAATCATCTCCGTTACCAAGTTCAGCAGATTGTGATGCTGCCTGAGCTGCAACATCCATCAATTGTAAATGACCTGCGTGTGGTGGATTAAATCTACCAAATGCGAGTGTTAATGTTCCTTTTGTTTTTGGAACTGGTGGTGGACCTGCGGCTAAATCAGGACTTTGTACCTGTTGTTGCTGTTGCTGTTGTTGATCTGGTGCAGGTTCTTGTTGTGGTTCTTGTTGCTTTAATTTTGGATCTACAAAATTAGGATCTGATATATTCTTTTCTTTCTCTGTTTGTGCTGGATCTTTACCACCAACTTTCTGTCTTTTATTAAAAAACTTTAATCTTCCTTTTTCCGTCTTTGCTACAAATTCTCCTGTGGTACGATCCGTCCATCCACCATGACCATCAGTGACCAAACCCAATCTAGCTGCCTGTTGAGTTGCAGTGCTTTCAGTGATAAATTGTAAAAATGTTTTCATCAGTTTCTGGTCAGTTTCAATAAGATTTCATTCTTATTCTGCGTCATATACTTAAGAATTGACGCTCTAGTATGTTTATATTTATCATCTTTGTTAGCACCTAATGCATTATAGGAGAAAAACATAAAATTATCATAGATATTTCCCCTAATAACTCTTTGTTTTTTAAACTGATGTATTAGTGATTCGATTAGATCATTCATGAACTTGTTACATTATTATCAAGTGCAGAAGTTCCTATTAGTTCTTTCAAGAACTCACCTTTCTCCACATAATTACGGAAGTACAAATATTTCTGACCGTTTGCTTTTACTTTATTCTGATACATTGCTCGAAATTGAACCAATCTTTTATTTGTCTCTTTTTCTTCAATAATTATTGTTGGCATATCACCATCAGAAGAAACGTTATATTTTACATCAAAATTGTAATTTTGCAATAGTGTTCCAACATTTTTAAAGTCATAAATTGTTGCTTCACCTTTATTTAAATCAATTAATTGAACCTTATTACCACCCTTAACATCAACAACTCCTGCATTATCTCGTGTTGCATATAAACTTATCCCTCGACCTAATGCTGACTTAGCTTGTTGTGGATTCATTATTAATTTATTGCTTAATTTTTCTGCTGCTTTTTGATATATGTATTTAAGTTTTTGTTTTTTATCAAGTATGGATTCGTATTGTTGTTGTTCCTGTATCATATTCTCTTGAATACCAGTGCTAAAAAATTCACTAACTCTATTGAATTCATGACCACTCACTTGTCCGAATAATGCAGTTTGATCTATTTTAAGAGATACATTTATATCTACTTGCGATAAACGACCTTTATCATTTGTTATCTCTACTTTGACATCAATTTTAGTTGTTGTTGAATCTGATATTCCATCTGCCATAACTTTTACTGTATCAACTCTTCCATTTGTATAGATTGTATTAACCCATTCTCTTACAACTCGACGATCTGCATATTGAATCGCTGCTCTCATATATGCATCCATCGCTGGAAAATTTGCAGGATTTCTAACAAAATTCATATTGTTATTCTTGAGAACAATTGAAAGTTCAATCCTATCCTGTTGTGGTATATCTTTATTAGGTGCAAAATCAGTATAAGTTCCTTTACTGCTACCGCCAAGTGCACTAACACTCAATCCACTAAGAACTTTTTGTATTTGTTTTGTAGTTGTATTAGACTCACTTCTAGTGATGAATCTTGCTGCTAATGCTGCTGCAAACACACCCTCTGCAATCTCACCAACATTACCAGATGCAGGTGTGGGTGCTGTCAATGATCCAATTTTAATATATTTACCACTAGGATTAGATAATTCTAAATCTATTCGAGTAGCAGGACCAACCATTTTCATTGAAACAAAGTTATTATATTGAGATAATTTGTTTTCGTTATCTTGACTTTTTTTAATTACTACAAGTTGTTTATCTGTATAACGACCTGGATATTCTGTCTCTAATTTTAATTTTTTATTAAGGTCTGTTTTACTAGTTCCTAAATTCTCTCTTTTTATTGAACTATTATCCTTCATACTAAGAGTCACCATTTCATTAAGAGCTCCAAGACCTCTTAATAAATTATTAGCATCTTTACTATCTAACCTTGCCACTTACTTTTTGTTTTTTATTATTTATTTCTAGATACGCTAACTTAATTCCTTTGTGCTCTAACACAATCTTTTTTGCTTCTGTAATTTCTTCATCATAAAAGATGATCGGTTGTTCTAATCCTATGTCGCCACTCATTCTTCTTCCTCCAAATTCTTCGGTTTACCAAAAGTTTTATATGCCAACTGCTCTTTTAAAAAATCAACTTGTGCCTTAAGTTGTTTGTTTTCTTTTTCTAGAGCATTTATATGCTCTTCATAAACATGAATCATATTCTCCAATTGTTCATTTTTTAATTCTAATTCATAGTCCATAGGGGGTATAGTATATTATAAACTTAAGATTCTCTTTATTATCTATCGTCTGCTGCTCGATTCTCTGAATGGTATACATCAAAGTCTCCACCAGGATATCTCTTCTTTAGTTTTTCTACGTTTCCTGCGACCACATCTTCGATTGAAACATCAAGTGCGGCACACGCTTGCATCACGTACCACATAACGTCACCCAACTCAATAATAAGATGTTCTCGATTGTCGTCGTTCCAAGGCTTACCTTGGAAAACCATCTTCTTAACGATCTCCATAAACTCACCACCTTCAGCACTAATGCCAACAGCAGCAGTAAGAAGCCTGTGAATATTGGCACCTTTTCCGTCAAGGGAACTAATACTTTCAATAAAGCATTGATAATCCTTACTGGAATCGGATGTGACACCATCCACGAATAGAGCATACTTATCAAAGTCAATTTGTTTTGTCATATAAGATATTTCTTTTCCTTTATTATACTAATTGACCTCTTGATTGTCAATGGTATCAAAACTGATAAGCATTCTATCCTGCGTTTTATTAGATTGATAATATGAACCATGAGTTAACCAACTAGGAAATAAAATCAAGTCTCCATTTTTTGGAACAACTGATTGATATTTAAAATTATATAATGTTGGAATTCGTGCGTGAGCATTCCAAACAGTATCTACAAATAGATTTGGGTTTTGAAAACATAAACTATCTTGCACTCCATCTACATTAATGTATAACGCACCAGATATATTACTACCAGAATGAGTGTGGTCTATTACCTGACTACCTATATTTTGTATATTAAACCACGACTGGCATATTTTCTGTTCAGCAAGTCCAGTTTCTTGCGTATAATTATTCAATCGTTCTTGAACTCTTTCTTCTAATCCTAATTCATTTACGATATTTACATTATCACCAGGCATAAATGATGAAATGCCATTAAGGATTGTCAAATGTAACGGTGGTCTATCAAATTTAGTGCCACGTTCTTTTAAAATATCAAATATATTCTTTCTTTCCGATTCAGATATAATATTTGGATATTGAATTACTAAAGTGGGAAATAAATTTAAAGGTTGTCTATCAAAATCAACTTTAATCATTAAAATTTAAACTCTGCGAAAGATTTTTTAAACGTTTTCTTATCTTCACCATCATACTCTTCATCTTTTTTGTTGTCAAGTATATCGTCTTGTGCTTGCTGTTCACAGTCATATAATCTCATCTTTGCACGGTCAACTCCTACAACAAACCTTTTGTATATGGTCGGATCGTTGTAACGATTTTTAAGTTGCTTAACCATTATTTGATTTAACGCTTCCAGTTCCTCAGTAGATATAAGAGCAAACATAAGATCAGCAGTGGCTGGGAGACCAAAGGATTCACTTGTATCAGTAAGATCAACATCACTACTACCATAGCCAGAACGAGTCGTCTGAGTAGCGGAGACGATAGGTACATTAGCCTCAACTGCAAGACCACGGAGCTCTTCAGCAATCGCCTTAATATAGGAATACGAGTTGACATTGTTGTTTGTACGATAACGTGACGATGCACATATATTTAAGTAATCTATGAATATTATATCAGGTACAAATGATTTTTTCAATGCAAGTTCATTAAGTAATGATTTAAAATGACCTGAGTGTGCAGCTGCTGTGGGATACTCTTTAATTATAAGAGTTCCTTGTGTTTTCTTTGTAATATTATTTACCTTACTTTCAAACATAGGTTTGGGAAGTTCAGTTATATTTTGTATATTTACATTCAATAAGTTTGCATCAATTCTTTCTGCAATCTTTTCTTCTGCCATTTCAAGAGTAATGTATAAAACATTCTTACCATCTAAAAGTACAGAGCTAGCGTGATGACACATAAAGAGAGATTTACCAACACCAGTACCTGCAAGAGCAATATTGAGTGTTTTATTTGGGAGACCTCCCTTTGTAATTTTATTAAAGAGTTCAAGGTCGAATTTAATTCTGCTTTCTTTCCTGTGGTAGGATTCAAATCTTTCTTCATAGTCCTCCAAGTAATCGTGACCTACATGATTATCGAAAGAAACAGCCAGAGCGTCAGAGAGAATGCTAGGAATAGCATCCCTTCCTTTTTTGTCATCTTGTCCATCTGCAAGTGCGATTGATTCCATGAGTGCCAAATATATAGCACGATCACGACACCATTTTTCAGTTGAATCTAATAACCATTGACTATCTACAGGTGCATCATCAAATATTTTTGTAGTTTCTCTTGCCTCTTTAATTTCTGTTTCTGTTAAATCATTACGATTCTCAATCTCAATATTAAGTGCTTCAACTGTGATTGCAGCATCATACTTGACAATGAATTGTGTTGCCTCTTCAAATATTATCTTTTCAGTTTTATTCTCAAAGTAATCAGGTTGAATAAATGGAATAACTTTTCTTGAGTATTCTTCATCAAAAATTAGATTACGAAGAATAGTAGTTTCAATTCTCTCCATAATGCACGTATGTACTCATAATATACTTGGAATCAATTTTTGGAGGTAATCCAATATGAGGATACTCCCAAGTTGGTGGGAATACTATTACTCTACCAGAAACTGGTTTAATATTCAAGTTATGTGAAGGAAACAAAGTATTTCCATCATTGTCATTCAAATAAAATAAAAATGCTACTGCTCTGATTGATGAATCAAAGTCAGTAACATCAACATGTTCATCAAATTTTTCATTACCATTATTATAGTATCTTTTAATTCTAAACTCTTCTAACTCTCTAAAAGGTGGTATATATTTTGATTTTATGTCTTCTTTATATTTTTGATAAACTTTAAGTACAAAAGGAATTAATGTACTAACAGTATCTTGAGATAATTCATTAAGATTTAATTGAGTAAAACAAGGACAGTGATTATCATTAATATATTCATGATACTCAGTATTTTTTTCAAATAAATCTAGAAGTCTTTTACAAGTAACACTAGGAATAATATTATCGTATACTTTAACCATATGAATATTCTTCTTTTGCAATATCATCTAACTTTTGCATTACTTCTTCTGTAAAATACTTATCTGGATTTTTATATATTTCTTTTGCATATACTTTCTTTCCATCCATTTCATATCTACCCGCAACATTTTTCCAGAGACCACCTTTCTCTCCTAAATCTAAAAGACCATAGTATTTGTCTAGACCTCTTTCATCATAGTAAAGACGAACTTCAACTTCTTTATTTTCTTTACTTAAACGTGACTTATGAGTCTTTGCCTTGATAATGTTTCCAATGACATCTTTTCCGTCTTTTTCTTTCTTCTTGGTAAGATAGATGATTGTAGATGCAGCATACTTGAGACC